AAACGCGGTATTGACGCTAACATTGACGCAGGGTTCCGTAGCGCGCAGGGTATGTCATCAGCTGAGGCGTCGGCGCTCAAGGAACTACGCAAACAGTTCGTGTCTATAATCGATGACTTGGTGCCGGAATACAAATTAGCGCGAAGCGCCTATGCGGGCGATGCCGAGGTGATTGATGCGATGCGGCTTGGGTTTGAAGATTTCAAGAAACTCAAGCACGAAGAAGTAGTGCGCATGGTCGCCGGCATGAGCCAAGCTGAAAAAGACGCTTTCCGCACCGGTGTCGCGCGCAACATTTACCAAGACGTTTTCGGTTCTTCCGGCCGCAACTTCAACGCTGCCCAGCGTGTCATCGGTTCGCCCGAAGTGCAGGCGAAACTGCAGCCGCTGTTTGACAACCCCGGCCAGTTCCGTCTGTTCAAATCGTCATTAGAGCGTGAGGCTCAACTATTTGAAGAATCTAACCGCGTACTCGGCGGCAGCCAGACCGGCAAGCGCATGCAGATGCGTGAGAACCTTGAGGAAGGGCCGGGTGTGGGCGAGGCGATATCTTCAGCAGTGACCGGCGGTTTCTGGCCTTCTTTGACAGGTCTGGTCGCTCGCTCGATACGCAGCACCGAGATGACTGAGAAAACAGCTTCTAAAATGGCTGACATGCTCATGTCAAAAGACCCGCACCAAGTGGCGGCCGTGGTCAAGCTGTTAGAAAATCACGCTGCGGCAGCGGTTCCTCGCGCGGCTCGGGCTACGGCGGCTGAGGCTGGGGCGGTGACCGGCGTTACTACGGCGCTCCCGCCGCCGACCACCCCGGAACCCGGCATCATGGTCACCCCGGCGGATCGGGTACCTAGCCTGCGCGAAGAGTTAGAATCTGAAGGGGCTGCATCGTTACCGCAGGGGCCAGACCTACTAAAAGATATTGAGGCGGAAGACGCAAAAGTCAGGTAAAGTTTGTTTCGCCATGTAGTGATTTACTCCCCAACTTAGCCCCGCCTAGTGCGGGGTTCTTTTTTGGGAGTTTCAAAATGAACCACGTTCCGCATTTCCAGGATTATGCGGATGTGGTCTGCGGCGGCAAACTGACCGTCACGCTCGGCTTTAGCGATAGCGGCTAGTAGCGCGTCCTGCGACTGATTCCAGTGTGATTTGAATCCGAGCAGTTTATAGATATACGCCCACGGCATCAGCGTTCAGCTGCGGCTATGAGTTCCTGAGTTATTCTTTCCAGGTCTGCGTCATTCAGTTTAGCTTTCAGCCAGTTTGCCGGACGGCCGCGTCGGTCATACACTTCAAATTCAAAGTCTGCCCAACCGCCGCGAAAGTCTACGTCGCTGTCAGCTTGACGGTCTGGTTTATGATACTCCCCGCCGGTCATTTCTACAAGACAGGGTATACCGCTGATGCGCGTTTCAATCATACTTTGTCTCCTTGACGTTTCTCATACAGCCACCGCGCCATGAGCAACGCTTCTGCCCGGTCGGCGTGTTTCTTCAAGTGTAGCTCGGCATCGGGAAACATTCTCACCGCCAAAGCGCGAGACAGCTCTTTGTCACGCTGTAAATTAAAATGTTTCTTCCACTGCGCCGGGCCGATGTAAGCCAACTCAAACCGACAGGCGGCCACGGCCGAACGCGCGCAGCCGAAACTGTCGCCCAAACTAAAAGTAGACGACACCCCTTGGCCCGGCATCGCGTTAACTCTCTCAAGAACAACCGACACCGCAGCATCCGCCGGAGCATGGCGTCTCAGAAGCATAATCAGCCCCGCAGGATCTACCTCTCGCTTAACGCTACCCGAACCCTTAGTGACGCACGGCATGTCCTCTACAGCTAGATATAATCCGTTTGAGAGTATTCCGATTGCGCCGGTAAGTCCAGGGTCAATACCGATAGTGATCATAGAACCTCGTAGTGTTCGCAAGCCAACCGTTGTTTGTCGAAACTCAATGTCTCTTTGTTTAGTTCGCAAACCCATTTACCCTCATCGCCGGGGGTACACATCGAGCAGGTGCGGCAGTTACGTAGCGGGGCGATCTCGCCGAAGCAAACTTGTTTCATATCGCAGAATTTACAGCTGAATGCGTCGGGACTTTCGCTGATGCCAGCCGGTTTAATCCGCGCATCAACTAGTTTTATAACTTTGGTTTTCAGTTTGTCCTGCTCAACTTTGTCGGCCTTCACACGCTCGACGTAGAACTGTTCATCATCTTTACAGAGCGCCACGTAAAGCGAACGCGTAACCCCGCTCAGCAACATACCGACCTGCATCTGAATGTAATGTTCCGGCTTACCTTCTTGAACGCCCTTCTTGACTAAACCGCTAAAGCTGTTTTTGTTGTGTGTTTTGATTTCTAAAATGTGAGGTGTTTTCTCAGCTTCGGGCACCCCTTTGATGACACCGTCCACTTTGGTGATGAGGTGGCCGCTTTTGTCGGTATATTCGAACTGTTTACCGTCTTCGCGTTTATCCCAGACCTCAAACCCGGCGCGGCGTAAATCGTCAACTATGCGTGCCTCTTGCTGGTGGCCGGTTTCAAACAGCCGTTCCATTCGGCCTGGAAACACTTTCCGCGCATACGCGCGCCAGCTCAGCCAAACCGCGCGAATACACTCAGCGCCGACGCTGGACGCTCCGAGGCGGCCGAGGTAGATCTCTGGTTCGGCTTTTTCTTTCTCAATCGCGCCGTAGATGCGATCGATGATCTGTTGCTCGGGACGCGGTGGTAATGCTACCATGTCGTTCTCCAAAAAGGTGGGGTACTCGCTGCGTTTGGCCCGGCGCGCCTTCGAGTGCAGCTCCGAACCAACATCCGCTTTCCCCCGTGAGACTTAATCCCAAGGATTGGGTTTGTTACCTGCGGCCGCCGGAGCGGGTTTGCTAGCGGCGGGTTTCGAGGCCGCCGGTTTGCTCGGCTTGCTCGCCTCAGAATCAAACAAGAACGCTTTGATGCGGTTGCTGTCTGAATAACCCCCGGTGCCCTTTTCAATCGACACCGCCGCTTTGAATTTCGCATCGAGCAGTTTGTCGGTGTCATTAGCATCCGGCTTACCGCAGGCCGTAGCCCACGCGACGATCTGCTGCCGACCGATGCGCTGCGCTTTCTCGCTCGGGTTGTTGACGTTGAAATTCTGCCAGATAAACCGCCCCGCGTAGTCACCGTTAGCGACTTCGAACTTCACTTTGATATACGAACCGTCGCCTTTGGCGGTAGTTTTCTCTTCAGCGTCGAGCGCCTTGAGCACGTATTCGCCGTCCGGGATCGGATCGTACGATACGGGTGCGTCTGCTTCTACTTCGGTAACATCGAAACCAAATTTAGCCATGATATTTCTCCTATAGTTAGGCTAGTTATTCAACTACTACCGGGATAACCTGCTGAACATTTTCGATTGTCATCTCGACGGTGTCCGGGCAGGAATAACGGTTCTTTGCGGCGTAAGCCGGGTTCTCAATGAAATGCAACAGCCGTTCGCCGGTGGTCACACCACGGCTAACCGTGTTGTTGAAGCCGACGTCAGACTTACGGATGATGACTTTGAATGCGGCAAAAGCCAAAACGTCGACCCATTCCTGAAGCAGAGCGTTGCAGCGGTTCGGGATTTTCGGCTGATACCGGTCATACGGCTCGGTGCGCGGGTCTTCGTAACGCACAACGCTCGCATGGGCTAGCAGAACCACATTCATACCGCGCTTTCGACGCAATACGTCAAGCCCCTGCAGGATCTCACGAAACTCTTCTGCTACTAACATTTGACCTTTGCCGTAGGCTAAGTCTTTGGCTTCGTGCGACCCTTCGACGTTCTGCATGATGAGCGGTTCAATCAGCCAATCAACCGAGTCGATTACTACGGTGCGGAAACCGTGGTCTTCTTTGATCAGCGTCTTGACGTTTTCTACGACGTCTTCGAGCTTTTCAGCCTTGGGGAAGCTGGTGACTTCGAGCGCGTCGATGCCGTCTTCTGTGCTGATGAAAATCGGGTTGGGGAACTGGCTGGCGAGCGTAGACTTGCCGATACCGTGCGCTCCGTAAATACAGATGCGCGGGGGCAGTTTCTGCTTACCGACGACCAGGCTCTTTTGCCAATCTTGCACTTTCTCTTTTGACATATTGTTTCTCCTTTCTGAGTAGAGGCGGTTAGTCTTCCGCCGTTGCGAAATCGTAAGACTTAGAATCGAAATCCCAAGCCTGCGGTATGTACTGGAACGTGTTTCTGTCCCAACTTAAAACATTGACGTTGCCGGTTTGCTCAAGCACGATACCCATACACACTGAGCAAAGCGTAGGGTCGCCGATCATCAATAGGTAGTCGCCGTCGGCCCAGTTTTCCAGCACGTGGCGCGCTTTACCCACCATTGCGTCGGTGTCGTACGGCTTGCGCGGGTTGCTGAACACGGCGCGCAACTGCCCGTATTTCTTCGCATCAGACAGATCTTTATTGTAATCTACCTGAACTACATATACGGTTCGGCTGTTACCCGGTTCCATTTTTGCGTACCTTTTTCTGTTTTGGTGGCGGAGCAATTAACTCTAATTGTTCGCCGGTTAGAAACTTCTCACAACCTACAGCGACCGCAATTTTAATAGCTTCGCGGTTGTACCAGCCATAATCTAAATCGGCCGGGTGTTGGGTTTTCTCAAGCATCGTCATGCAGGCCCTTGCACCCTCGGTTTTAGGTACCTTGTTACCGTTACTTGCGTAGCGGATAGGCTCCATACTAACATCGGTGCTCTGATACCAACGCACCACTTTACCCAGGTAGTCGCCGTTCTGCTGCCCGCCACCCGTGACGTTACGGGCCGAGATGAAATCAACGAACGGCGCGCTGCGTATATGATCGGTGAACGAGGTGCCGTGCGCTAACCACTGCCCGACTGCGTCGGCCGCGACCTGCGCGGTAGGGTTTTTCTTGAGCGTTAACTCTGAGTAGATACCTTTCACTTTCAATTTACGGTCAGGTTTGACAGCAATGTAATTGTTGACGTCTTTCATAGCCAATACGCGGTACGGCGTAAATTCAAAAGTGAACCGCGAAACCTGACTAAACTCCGCCACCATGGCGTTCACTTTCTCATCAAGATAACGCGGGTACCGCACCGCGATGCCGTCGGTGTTAGCGCTCAGTGTTTCTGCGCCGACCCGCTCAAGCCACTCAATCAACATGAGCAGGGTGAACTGCCCGGTTAACGTAACGGCCAGCATCAGGTCTGGCGAGTACAGCACCGAGTACCGTGAGGCCAGCTTACCGAATGTTCCGTTCAGCGAGATCTTGAGCGTTTCATTAGTAACTTTGTCGCCAGTGCGTTTAGCCTCAAGCCGCCGCTCATAAATCTGACGATACTCGTCAACGAATTTACGCCCGAGGCTAGCAGGAACAAACCCGCATTCGAGAATGATTGACGGATAGAACGACGCTGCATCAATATCGCAGATAACGTCATCGCCGGCCACGTGACACACTTTACGGTCATGTGCGCTATGAATGCCGCCTACGCCAAGTTGGTACTCACCACGGCCAAATTTAACGGTCTGCTCGCCTAGAAACTCGGGCAGTACGACGTGGCCGGTGCTCAGGTTCATTTCAAAAACATGACCGCCCACCCGTGACAGTAACTGCGTTAGGTTGTCATCATGAAATTTCAAAAACGCCGGTGGCGTATACGTGATCGTTTTAGGTATCTCGTTATCACCGCGTTTGAGCTTCATGCTAGTGATATACGCTTGCTCAGCCATCTGCGAATCCGACTTGCTACGCATGTCAACGCCGTACTGCCGCGACATTTGAACGCGCAACGTGAGTTCTCCGTCAAGCTGGCGGAGCAGCTCTTCGGTAGTCTCAACGTCGTTGTGGCAGTACTCGAGCAGCATCGGCTCTTGCTCAGGTTTGATGGTCGCGCTGTGGTGTATAGGCATGTCTTGTAGGCGCGGCATATGCATGCGCGCACCATACGCTTTGAGGCCTACAAACGACGGCGCAACTTCAATCAAATCTATGTCATCAATGATGACCGAGCGCAACGCAAACTTACGCATCGCAACCCACGGCGCGAGCCGATTAACGATGATGTCATCTGCCAACCGTTTAATCTCAATCTCACTACGGCCTAAACAGAACGCGGCCACCACCGGGCAGTCGAATGACCGGCTGTTGAACCCGACGAACGTCGCCCCCGGTTGCTGCACGAATTTCATCAGGCGAGCCGGAGCCTCTGGCTCATGCCGCCAGATGTCAAACCATTCGCCGGTGTCTGCGTTTTTAGCGCAGAACAGCGTCCGGTTGGGCAGCGTCTCAGTATCAAACACCCAGGTGCTCATCAGTCTTGATTAACGTAACCGGGGCCGGGCATCGCGCCCTCGTCTTCAACAATCTGCGCGATGTTGATCAAGTCGGCTAACAACCGAAGCACCTCTAACAAATCGCTAGGCTGTTTCCAAGTCAACACCTTTTCTACCAACTGAAACTCAGCCGGGCCGAGGCGGTTGGCCGAGGCGTACTGGAAAATTTCAAATGTCGGCACGTTAGGGCACCGCTCAACAGAATTCATAGCGCTGCGTTTCTCGTACAGTTTCTGTGCAAAGTGTTCCGCTTTACGCAGGTCTTTCAAACCGTCTTTGCTCATCCACCGAGTGACGTACTTAGTGAAACAGCCTTCAAGATAACCGACGTTGAAGTCATCAATCAGATCCCAGTGCTGGCGGCCGCCGGAGACTTTATAGTGGTTGCCGCCGACCTGCTTTTCATTAGCGTTGCTCATCATACCTCCTGACGAATAATGTCAAACAATTCACGCTCGCGGCCTACGAGAATTTTCTCGTTCGCGTAGCTCATATACCGCTCAAACACGGCCATCATGTTACGGTTACCGAGGCTGTTCTCGCGGGCGCAAAACAACGCCCCCTGCGCGATATCGGCGAGCTTGAGTGTTCTTTTTTCAGCTTCAGTAAGTAAAGGTAACGAGAGACCCGCCCCAGCTAACAGCCGGGTTTCTAATTCTGAAATCTGTTCACCGATACCGTAAGCACGTTTGGCGGGCGACGGAATATCACCGACTTCGTGTTCGGCTAAGTCATGCAGCAGGGCGGCGGTCAACAGCTGCGCGGAGGCGGCCGGGTCGAGCAGCCGGCAAATCAAGGCCACCCCGTGAGAATGATGACCAACGGTTTCCCGGCGCAGCGTAGTCACGGTGTGATACCGCGTGACCTCGCTACCAGCGAGCATGAATTTGAGAGTGGTTTTCATAGGTACCTCAGTTAGTCGTTAAAAGTTATAAAGCGAATTATAGCCCAAAAATACGCTCGCGCCGCAATTAATTTTTATCCCTCCTTCCGATCCATTCAAACACAGCAGTGCGCCAGTCTTCGGCGCGTATTTGTGCCGCGTAGTGCCGGCCGTCTGACTCTTTAGTTTTACGCATACGACTCACCATCGCCATCGGCCGCGCAACGTGAGTGATGAACGGGCTTTTGTACTCGCGACTCATGTTGAACGGGTCACGGCAGAAGGTCTCGCAGTCAGTTAGGAACTGCTCGTAGTTAGCGTCAACCATCAGCGGTAACGGCTCAACGGTGCATTGAGAATAATAATCGTAATCTTCTGCGCTGAACGGCTGGTCAACATATTTCTGCGCGTCATACAGCTCAGTATAAAGATGAAAATTGTTGCTCACCTGGCGGTACACCCCCACGCGCATCTTGACAGCTTGCGCTACGAACTCTTGCAAAATACTGAAGTGCACTGCGTTAGCACCGTAAGCACCCCACCAGATATCATTCGACCGGTTGAACACCGTCATGTTAAGTCCGCTCAAGTTGCGCGCGTCGAAAATGATTTCGGTGTTGCACGCTTTGTCTTTGGTGATCTGGGTTAGGTCGGCGGGATCCCACAGCTGAACAACGGCCTGGCGCGAAGTCGGTTCTCTGCGCAGCAGTTTGATTATTTCTACTAATTGGTCGCAACCGAAATGATGCCGCATACGGTAGCCGTAAGCTGCGTTAAAGGTTATGCCGTCATCGCTATAGTTCCCGATACGGCTGTTGAACTGTTGCAAGAACGCAACGTCCCGCCGCCCCGCTAAAATCCAAATAGATTCTAAAACATGAAATATTGGGTTAGCGTCACGGCCAGAATGAAACAACACGCGCTCTTCCGGCGCGGTGTATGTCGTTGTCACCGGCTCAGGGAACGCTAACACCGGGCCGTTACGGGTTTGTTCCGGCTTCAGGTTGTGAGCTTTCAGACGCCAGAACACTTCGCTAAACGCCTGGTTCACATTACGTGCAGTTATTTCCATATCAGAATTCCGTTTCGGGTTTGTAAGTAGTTTTGGGCAGCCCTTCGCCCAGCACCACGCGGCAGTATTTACTATACTCACACATGATATTTTGAACGTCGTGCAGCGTCAGGTCATCTATGAGTAGCCGGTTTTTAATACGATGGTTGATGTCTATCAAATGTTCGTTAAAATCGTCTTGTTTCCAAGTCGCGAACGGTTTGCGATGCGTCAAATAATTCAGACCGCGACTGCTACCAGGGCCGATAGGTGCGAACGTGTAAAGATCGGCAGCAGATTTGAGATGCCCCCGCGCGTAGCTGAGATCAGCGGCCACCTGCCCGGCCATGAACGTGCTGATACCAAAACAATGCGACAACGCATCGACCGTCGTTTCTATCCGCCGTACATCATGCACAGCTTTGCTTATGTAGGGGGCGTGCTGCACCGCGCTACCTATAATGTACTTAGCTATCGCGGCACTTTTACACCCGCCTTTGTGCATTTTCGTCGGATACACCATGTACGCCCCGCCATACACTTTCGCACTCGAGCGTTTCAGATGCTCAACAACGTCAACAAACTCATCGGCGTCAAAATACCCCGGAGCACACGGTATCACTTCTTCTGTCAGTAACACTTGCAGCGTCGGCGGCCAGTTAATGTGCCGCGCTATGAGCAGTGAGAACCACAAATCATGGTCTGATAAATTCGGCCGAATGATGTTAGCTTCTATCCACTGCGTGACCCGGTCATCACGGCGGCGGATGTTGGTGAACTTGTACTTCTTGAGCACCGGGTCTTGAGTCCACAGTTCACGCGGCGTGTTGCTACGCTTGGCGAGGTGAACGGCTTCACGCTCCCAAACAAAGTAGAGAAGGCCCTCTAAGGAACGAACGGTGGCCGATGTTGGCATCGGGTAGCGGTTTTTATCAAGCATGCTCAAACTCCTGTAGGATGCCGATAAGCTGGGGGTGCGGGTCGGTATGATCGATAAGCCGGACATCATACCCGGCGGCCTTCAAGTTTTTGTAACAGTTGACCACGCTCTTGAACTTGTCAACCAGGTTCACGGGGTCGAACTCTTTGTCGTTACCTGCCGTTTTACGACGCTGCTTGACTCGCTCGATGCAAGTTTCCAGGGGTGTGTCAAGGAACGCATATACGTCACACTCGGTCGGGTGTACGGCCTGCGTTACCGCCCCTGCCAAGCCGCTAGCCGAAACGAGCGCGCCCTCGTACACTACGTGGCCATGCGGATGAGCGAGCAGGATACGCTCGGCTACGTCGGCTTGGGTCTTGATAACGTCGGTGCCGCCGCAAACATTGTCGTATTTACCGATGATGTAAATCGGCTGCGTGATTGACGCGGTGTTAGCGTCAACGTGGTACCCTTGGATCTTACCACCGCGCTGTAGCTCAGTAGTCGGGTACTCCATGAACTGCCGGGCGGCCGTGGTCTTGCCAGACCCGAACGTGCCGGCAATGCGTAGTATCGCATGTTTCATTGAATCTCCAGAAAGTTATCAGCTCTATACGGTACGCCAGTGGCGGGGAACAACGCCGCCTTCTCTTTGATACTCATTTTAGCCGGTTCGCACTCAGAACGCAACCAGTCCGGCAAATTATCTTCGCGAATTTCTTTGAACACGGCGGTAAATGACGACTGCCCGCGCTCGTCAGCCCACTCGATACGCTCTTGCGCCATATCTGCGTAGATTCCGGGGTACCGGTGACCGAAGAAATGATTCTTGAACGTACACAGGTTGGACTCTAACGTAAACCGACTGACGTCCGGAACCTCTAAATTGAAGGCGGCAAATTGCAACATGTAGGTATCTGCCTCTCGCGTTAGCCAGTCACACATTTTCTTGAACCACATATAGTTGCCGTCCTGCCCGTTCGGCAACCGTTTATCCCAGACCAGATTGTCATGACCGAGCAGGAACAGCATACCGTTGCGATGAGACTTGCTACCCGACTTGTCAGCAAAAAGCAGGTCTCCGCAGTCGGTGCCGAACCCGTTCAGGTGAACATACTCCAAATAGCTGAACGCCGACAGCCGCCCGAAAGTGTAGTAGCCGTCACGCACCAGCGACCAAAGCTGCGGCCACGTTTTGCCGGTGAGCATCGCCCGCTGCGAGCCGTGTTCAGCTACGAGCGCCGCGTAGGTTTTAATCGACTGCACGGTGTTTTTCTTCTGGTAACGTCGGTCGGTGTCAAACTGCAACGTCTCCCACTCAGTGTTGAACCAGTCGGTGAAAGCCGAAAGCGTAACCCCGGCGGGCGGCACTGACGGGAGCCGCGCAAACAGCCGTAGCGACGTGATCGGGTTTTGCGTCATACCGTTGAGAAATGCGAACCAGAGTTTCTGCTCATCATCCCAACCATAACGCGCGGCCAGTTCCGGCATGTACAAATAAACCAAACCCGGCATGATTTTCTGCGTCAAATTGAGCCGGTACAACGCATCGAAATAATCGCGCCGGTTCTCTACTTCTCGGTAGTCACGCATGAGTGGCGCTCCAAAGATGCTGAGGCATGCGACGCAGACGTTTCGCGATTTTGTAGGCACGGTATTCGTGCATTCCTTCGGATGCCGTGAAGGTATATCTCGTGCCGATGAGCGTGATGCGGAACGGGTGCGCTGAGGCCGCGTGTTTGTGCGGTTGAGAAGCCGCGATCAGCGCCGCGATAAACTCATTCCGGCTGGTGACTTCGTATTCTTCCATGATAGTTATACCTTATGTGTGTAGAACGGTTCAACCACTTTCGGATCGGGCGCGCTACCTACAATCCAGATAAAGTGTGAGTTATTTAGCTATGCGAATACGTTGAAGGTAGAGCGGGGTGTCAGGTTTGATTTGAGCAAACTCTTCCCAGCGAACGAACCACGAGTAGCGTTTGCGGTCGGCCGCGCGTTTGATGGTAACCTGCTCTTGCAGAGTGTACTTACCCTGAGCGCATAGATACTCGTTGATAGTAGCGGTGACGTCGGTACGCTCGGCAGTGGTAGGTACCCAGCTGATGTCTTTCTGCTCGTACCAGTACTTACGCCGAGCGCGCAGAAGCCGCCTGCTCGCCTCCATACGCTGGGCTTGGTTCTTGTTGTAAATGCTCGGGATGCGGGTGAGCGCCTCCGGCAGCGTATCGGTGTCGTCGGTTTGCGTGTCCCAGTAGTAGAACATCGCCCAGATGTGACGCCAAATTTCGATCAATTTCTGGTTCATTTTTCATTCCTTATTTTGAGATGAAACGGTTTAATTTTAGTCTAGTTATTTCAGTTACGGTAAGTTATTCCAGAGCCAAGTTGCTACGCCAAAAAACATCAAACACAAGCCGACGCGCAAACACAAAACAACCCCAAACTCGCGCCACTTGTTCCGGTATAAAACGTCTTCCCAGATTATTTCAATTATTAACGCTAAGCAGAACATTACGAACCCAACAGCTATCATTTCTTTCCTCCCAACGGTTTACCCGCTAATATGTGGCACATCTGTAAGAAAATGTCTTCTTGATTGACTTTAAACCGAATCCGCGGTTTGTTGCTAGATACACCCAGGGCTAAAACTTCATCGGCTTTTTCTTCATCTAACTCCCAAATTACAAACGCTCGCGCGCCGGGTATGGTTGACTTGAAGCTACCTACCGCATATGTTATGCCGCGATCGTGCAACATCTGCATACGGGACACGATATTAACCTCACCCTTGAGCCGTTCTGCAACTTGCCCAGACGTAGCTCGGCCGCCTAACTCTCTCATGACTTCAATTACGCGGATTGTGGCATCTGACAGCGGGCGAGGTTTTCGTGCCATGTTTAATCTCCTGTTATCGTTATGCGGACTTCTATACCTTTGCATTTCACGGTCACCGCGCCGGTAGTCTTGTCTACGTTTACGTCGACAGACGGCACGGTGGTTACAACATCCGAGGGCGGGGTGTTTTCAATCGGTGCCGGGCGAACGTAGACCATATGACCGAGCCGCTCACGAATCAATCGACCTTCGCGCGCTAAGCAGAGCAGCGCATACTCGACCCTCTTGAACCCTCTCGGGCCAACTACCTCTTTCACCGACGGCCACTCAAATACTTCGTATTGGTTCATAGGGGCGGGAGCGGCGCGCACGCAACCCTCAATATTGTTGCGCAACTTGGCGGCTTCGCGGAACATTTTAGCCATGTGAGTTCTCCTAGTTAAATAGTTATCGTTTGCTGCTCAACCAACACTGCATAACCGAGAGCCGCGATGGTGCTCAGTGCTTGATTGGTGAGGGTTTTGGTGCCGGCCAACTGCGCGAACAGTTTGGCGGTTTCACAAACCGGATGAACCGCCCGGCAACCGTATTGATCTTTGATGGTGACAGTGATGTTCATTTAATTCTCCTAGTTATCAAGTTATGGGGGCTACGGCCCCCGGTTGAATCAATATTTTGAGATCTGATGCTTATAACGGGTGGTGAGTTCCACCATTCGGGTTCTAGCAGAGTGATAATCCGGATAGAAAATTGGCCTACTGGTATCTTGCAGGTCGTCTGCATCGCGTTCAGAATCCGGTAAACCAGTTACTTCATTGAAAACCAACCACGTACGGTCTGCCTGCTGCTCTATGCTTGCAAATTTGTTCGAATACGTTTTCATTTTTCTCTCCTTTAAGTTATGTTGAATTAGAAGTTGTAATCGTAGAATTTGACCGGCTCGGCGGACAGCTCGAAGCGGCGGCCATGTGCATCCTTCCAACCCTTCTTGCCAAAGCGGATGCGGGTGACGCGGTTCCGTTCGTTGCTGGTAATGAACCAGTTCTGGTCGCGCTGATTCAGGCAGATGCCGGAGAAGCCACCGACAACCCAGTCCAGCTTCACTGACTCGTCGCGCTGGGCGTCCATCTCGCGGATCTCAAGGGTCTTGTCGCTGACAACGCGGACGACTTCGTATGGGGTGATGTCGCTGTAGCCAAGATGATTTGCGTATTTCTTCATAGTGAGCTCCTAGTTATCAAGTTATGTTTTTCTTTCCCGGTTGACTCATGCTTCGTTCAACCTGGAAAGAATTATAGCCTCAACTTTTCAAGAAAAACCGCCCGCGACAAAAAATTTTCCAATCGTGTTTGAAAACTTGATTGGAAAAAACAATCGCCCCCTTTTCTGAGAATTGAGGCTATAATTCGCGGCGATAACGTATAACTGGAGCAAACATGCAACTTCGATCCTATCAGCAACGTGCCGTCGACGCCGCTATAGCGTCCCTTAGGGCGGGGAACAACCCCGTTTTACAGTTAGCCACCGGCACCGGCAAGTCAATCATACTGTCAACCCTGGCCACCGCGTTTCAACGCGTCTGGGTGCTGACGCACATTCAGCAGCTGGTTGAGCAAAACGCCGCGACCTACGAAACCGTCATCGGGCAGCGGGCCGGTATCATCTGCGCGGGCCTGGGGCGCAGTGACCGCGACGCGGCGGTGACGTTCGCTACGGTGCAGAGTATAATGGCCCCGGCGCTCAAGGGTGAGCTGCCCAAACCTGACCTCATCATCATAGACGAAGCGCACCGCGTGCCTCACTCGAGCGATGAGCCGAGTCAGTATGAAAAGCTGCTACGCGCTTACCCCAACGCTCAACGCGTAGCTATGACGGCCACGCCGTGGCGCATGGACAACGGTCTCATTTACGGTGAGGATGAGCAGTATTGGTTTAATCACCTAGCGTTCACCTATAGCGTCACCGATGCGGTGCGCGAAGGTTGGTTGTCCCCGCTCGTCGGTGTTGAAACCGAAGTCCAGCTCGACCTTGACGGTGTCGCTGAGAGCGGTGACTATGTTATGAAGGAGGTCGGCGAGCGCGAGACCGCTAAGTGGCTCGTGCAGGTTGCGGCCTCGGTAGCTCGCCTAGCGGCAAACCGCACCCGCGTGGCCGTGTACTGCCCGACCATTACCGCCGCTATGAGAGCCGCTATAGCGATTGGCAGCGCTACGGGTTGGGAAACTGAAGTCATTACCGGCGACATGAGCCAAGCGCAACGCGCCAACATCTTTAAAGCGTTCCGCACCGGTGACATACGGGTGTTGTGTTCTGTTGACACCATTACCACCGGGTTTGACCTACCGGCGCTCGACTGTATCGTCTGCCTCCGCCCCACGCTGTCCTCATCGCTTTGGGTTCAAATACAAGGGCGCGGCACTCGGCTGTTTGAGGGTAAAAAGAATTGTTTGCTGCTGGACTATGTCGGCAACTTACAGCGTCTAGGTGGAGTAGACGTCATCGAGACGTTTGTCCGGGAGAAAGGCGGCGAGGCGAGCGAGCCTATACCGGCCATACCGGAGCCGCGCAACCGTGCTACCCGCCGGGTGCTGCCCGGAGTCAAAACCCTGTTACCCATCGACCCTATGACCGGGCAGCAGGCTACCGACGGTTCTACTCTAGAAGTGCAAGTACACGCGGTGGGCGCGGTCGCTATACCGACTCGGCGTAACCCTAACGCGCCGGTGTTGTTGGTTCAGTACACCTGCACCACCGCTGAGAACGCGCGCATCGATGCAACCTTGTTTGTCACTACGGAACGCCCTACGGCTGCAGATTGGCAGTTTTTCAAACGGCGCAATCTTGCGGTAAACTTGCCGTCCCCCGCCCGTCAGCTGTTGTGGCAGGTGCGTGGCGCTCAAACCCCGAACACAGTCAAAGTACAGAAACGCGGCCGCTACTGGAACGTAATGGCCGAAGCGTTTCCAGGAGACAGTAATTGAAAAAAGAAAACAAGTTTGCGGTGGTAGCCGCTGCGCCTACGACGGTTGATTACGCTCTCGCCTATTCCAAGCTCGGGTGGGCGGTGTTACCGGTTTGGTCGGTTGATGAACACGGCCAGTGCCGTTGTGGTCGCCCTAACACCGAAAAGGGTCACAAGGTCGGCAAGCACCCCCACACCAAACTCACCCCGCACGGCCACCTTGACGCGACCACCGAAGAGCAAGTGATTCGCGACTGGTGGGCGACAGACCCCGGCGCGGGAATAGGCGTGGCGCTCGCTGCCTCCGGACTGTTGGCCCTAGACATTGACCCGCAGAACGGTGGTCGGGAGTCTCTCGCTGCTCTCGAGGCAGAGCACGGGGTGTTGCATTCAGACTGCACGGCTATCACGCAGGGCGGCGGAGAGCATCGCCTCTTCACCGCTGATGAAACCGTGACTTACCCCGGTACTCTGGGGGCGGGGCTTGACTTGAAACATCAAGGCTATATTTGCGTCGCCCCTACGCTCGGGCCGTCCGGCGAGTACCGCTGGGAGGCGGGCCGCTCGCCGTTGTCATCTAGCCGACCGGCCCAACCCTCTCCGCTACCCAAGCTGATTGCCGCGCGCTCACGCGCCCCGGTGAACTACAACCTGACCGAGCGCGCGGGGGTGCCCGTGGCAACCGCGCAGACGTTTGACGATTTGCGTTCCGCGCTACAGCACGTGGACGCTGATGACTATACGACGTGGGTGAATGTGGGGATAGTGCTCAAACCTTACGGTGAGAACGGCTACCGGGTCTGGACTGAATGGTCGGCGCGTAGCGACAAATTCGACGCGGCCGCCCAGCGGCGGAAGTGGGAACGGGATATTGACACCCCGCACTCAATAACTTACCGTTCGATATTCCGTATGGCGATTGACAACGGTTGGCAGGGCAACAACGCCTCCGCCCCGGCCGCTGCGACTAACCCGAATGAGCCGCATCCGCTCAGTCTGAAACGCTCTCAACCTAGCGGCGCGAATGACGTAACGATTTTCGAATACATATTTGACGACTTTATGAGTACCGGGGTGAACGTGCTCGCCGGAGCGCCCGGTGTCGGCAAGACAACCCTGGTTGTGCCTATGGCGCTCGCCACTGCGCACCTCTGCCCGTCTGACTATACGCTCAAGCCGGTGGTGCGGCGTAACGTCATCATCATTACCGAGTCAGTGGTTCAGGTTCAGCGGGTGATTTACTCGTTGTTCAGCTGGGGCTACACGGGACAGTCGGCCTCTGAGTTTGACGCACGGGTGCGGGTGATTGCCGCGCAGCGGTTAGACCCGAAAGTAATCGCTCAGGTAGCGGAAGAATACCGCCACTGGACGGTAGACAACCCGACCGCCGACGGTGAGATTTACTCGGCGCTACCGTTGGTGGTGTTTGACACGGCTAACGCGGTGTTTGACCTTGAGAACGAAAACGACAACGCTGAGGTCGGCCGCGCGATGTCATACATCAAGCAGGCGTTCGTTGAGTTTCCGATCATCATCGTCAGCCACACAGCCAAAGTGCTCGGCAGCGGTGAGTCGGACAACATGAGCCCACGCGGGGCGTCGGCCTGGACGGGGGACGCGCAGGGGGTGTACTTGGTGTTCAAGGACGGTGAACCGGCCGATTCTCCTCGGGTGCTCAAAGCCACCAAGGTCAGGTTCCCGGTCAAGTTTTCTGAGCTAACATTCGACCTGGTCACCAACCGAGAGAAACACAAAGACGTATTACGCAACGACGTCGACATCTGGTTCTCTCACTCGATAGCGCGGCCGCTCAAACCGGGCGAGCGGGTTCAGCTGAAAGAAGATTTGAAAGAGGCTCGCCAGCAGGAAAGCTGGGAGCGGATGTCGAACGATATTTTAGACCTGGTGCGGCGTGACCCTGGAAAGTCAAGGTCACATTACGAACGGCTCCCCAGTGCGCAGGGCGGGGTCAAAGGGTCGCAGGAACGCAAAGAGCGGGCGGTGGCCTCGCTGTTGGAAAGTGGTTGCCTGGTGCGGGTTGAGTTAGAAAAGCCGGTCGGCCGGGCCAATCACTACTTGCGTGTTGACGAAGATACCATTAACTCGATAACTAAGGAGAAACTCACCATATGACTTTTGAACAGTTGGCCCTGGCGCTCGCAGCGGTCAATGCCGTTTACGGCGGGCAGACCGTTGAGGCTCCGCCCCCAGTACCTACAGAGCAAACTCGTACAATAACTGAAATAATTGAAAACGAAAATGGAGAAACACAAATGAACTCACACATGAACACCGCCCTCCGCGCTCTCACCGGCGCTACCCTGTGTACCCTGGCGGTAGGTTGCTCGACGCTCAACAAACCGGGCGAACTGAGCGAGGAGTCGACCAGCAAACTGGTGGTGGACAAAGAGGTGCCCCCGCTCACGCGGATGGAGGTGATTAACGGGATCAACGAATGCGAGGCCGCCGGACTGCGCCCCATCGTGCTCAGTGCCCGCCGCCGGGTGAACAACACCATGGTGCCGAGCGTGATTGAAGTCACCTGCCTGCCGAGGATTAAATGAGCCTGACCCCGCGCTACCTGCAGGTGCTCGCGGCGATGCGCGCTGTGCGGGCCGCTAACCGCGAAACGTCGACCAAAAACATCGCCACTCAGCTGAACGAACCCACACCCCGCGTCAGCGCGTGTTTGAGCAAAATGGCGGACGCAGGGTTGTTGAAAAAGAGCGGGTTGGTGCTCAATTTTGACGGCAAAGCCCACAGCAAGAATATGCTCTGGCGCGTCAATGTGGTTAACGTACGCAAACTGTAAAAAGAATATGCCGCATACGTCAAGAACCAAGAGACCGGTGGATCGACCGGCGCGGTGCACGATGTGTCGCGCAGTAAAGCCGCCCACCGCGTACCAAAAGACTCGGTACAAGACACTGGCGAGTTGGTGTAAAGACTGCGTTAAAGAAGACTGTAGGTTTAGATATCATTTAAACAAGGAGACCGTATGATGTTCTGGAGCGGGTTGTTCATGGTGTTAATTTCGTTCATTGCGTTCGTGATGTTTTGCGATCCGGTCAACGAAAAGCGCGTGTGGCTGGAAGATGCGTGTGCCGCGGTGATGATGATGGGGTTCGGTATCGCGGTGATCGGCATAGTGTTGCAAATCGGGAGGTGGTTGGGATGAGCACGCTTATCAGCGACACCCCGTACCTAAAAGTGTACGTGCGCAAAGAGTTCTTGTTTGACGAGAAAAAATACCACGGTGAGTTCGTACCGGCTGTTGTCTTTGGACTGAGAGCAGAGCCAGCTCGTGTGCCCATGTTTCAGGTCATGTTGAACTCAGGTGCGCAGTGGGCACGGGTACCTATCAATATGATATGTAGCAAGCCATGTGACCCAATACCCGGAAAAGACTGCGCATGGTGGGACAGCTACGGTTACGAGTTTGCGGTGCATTCGTTTGCGTTCCTGAAGAACCACAAAGTGTCTGCGTTGGGACGCGATGGACAGATACGATTTGGCAACTACTTATTCACAGTCGATTGGATGAAGACGGGTTGGAGTGAAGTGCCTGACCAACATAAGAATCACCACGTCATTGCGTTGGATGACGGGCAGTGGATAGCGTATCCGAACAACAGACTTGTGTGGCATGACCCAGCGTGGATAACGCCAGCGCCAGATAAAGAGTGGGAGACTCCTACCTCCGATTACTTTGTGGAAGGACTGTAATCATGCCTGACATCACAATGTGCCCCGGCGCTGGGTGCAACAAGAAAGACACCTGCTACCGCCACACGGCTACACCGAACCGGCCGTATCAAGTCCGGCAGCAGTTCGGCCCTGAGGATTGCGACCATTACTGGCCGATTGACGGTCGGCGCAGCGAGGAAGGTAAGTGGGAACCTGAACTGTTCCGCGACCCTAATACTGGAATAATACTATGACCGCCCAAGGGTGGAGAAAGAGACAGATCATGCAATGGGTGCCAAACGAGAAGAAAGAACAGCCGGAGCAAGAATCTGACGATCTGACTATTGCCTACATGACTGGATTTCATGCCGGTAAAAACACACCACAGCGCAAGCCGGAGCAAAAGCCAGTGGCGAATGGGATTATCAGAACACTAGTCAGCATCGACAAAGACGGCATTGAAACGTGGAAGCAAGAGCCGTTTTACACCACCCCACCACGGCGCGAGTGGATAGGTTTAGACGATGAAGACATTAAAGAACTGAAAGACGCAAATTTTGATTTGCTTTATGGGGCTAGGTGGGCAGAGCGAAAGCTGCGGGAGAAGAAC